GTCACGATTAGCTCAAGCAGAATTTGAAGTGCAGAGTTACCTGAACCAAGAGCCCAACCGTAAGATTCCTTCTTATATAGCCAACCGAGTTAGAGCTTTACGAAAAGAAAAAGCTGACTACCTAGCTACTCAAGAATCACGAGCTGATACAGAAGGCACCGGACAAGTTTACTATCGCGGCACATCAGAAAAATTTGACGATGTTGGAGGTACTGGGGGTGTAATTTATCTAAGTCCTAACCGTGCTGAAGCAGAACAAGTAGGGGGTAGTATTGTCACTCCGTACCGCCTTAAGGTTAAAAACACATTTGATATTAATAACAAAGCCCATCTTAAAAAAGTATTGGCTGAATTAAGCAACGAAAAATCTACATTCTTTAAAGGCAGAAGTTACAAAAATTCTCAGCGAGAAATATTTAAACAGGCATTAGAAGACAATCCTAATTTTAATTTTGCCCCCTATGAAATAATAGAAGAGTTTGCGGAAGAAATAGAAGGCGCTGGATTTGATAGCTTTTTTGTACAAGAACAAACTGGATTTGCAACGGGGGCTAAAAATATAGGAGTCTTTAACGCAAGTCTACTTGAACCCACACAAGAATCACGCGCTGATACAGAAGGCACAGGGCAAACTACAGAAACCGTAACCGCAGAGTTAGTCCAAGAGTTTGGCCCTAACGTCAGTGCAGCAGTGAAAAAAGGTACCCTGGTTATTGTAGACAACGTTAGTCAGCTGCCTAGTACAGTTCAATTGTCTCCAACAGCTAACGGAGCGTTTGACAAAGCTTCTGGGGTATCCTATCTGATAGCTAATAGAATTCAAAAAGGTAGGGCGCGTCGCGTATTACTACATGAAATAGGAGAGCATTACGGGTTAGAAGGTATGCTAGGTAAAGACTATGCACGCACGCTGAACCGATTAAAAACATTAAAAGATACCGACAAAACAATAGGAAGAATTTGGGAGTCTGTAACTAGGTTATACCCAGATCTTGAGGTAGGTAGTACTCCGTTCTTGCAGGAAGTTATGGCTAAAGTTGGCGAAGACGCCCCTAAAAATTCACTCTTCAGACGCGTAGTAGGTTTAGTTAAAGAGTTTTTACGCAAACTGGGATTGGTAAACGTAGATAAATTGACTACTGCAGACTTACAAGACATGGTATTACATTCTCTTAGAACGTCTCTAGCACAAACTACTCAAAGCGCAGCGAGAGGTACAGCTGCTGTACAGATGTCTAAGGAAAGTGAAGCGATAGAATCAATACGGGCTATTACAAATTTACCTGAAAGCGAAATAAAAGAAATTTTACGAAGGGGATTAACTAAAGAACAGATAAAAGAAAACACGGCGGAGACTAAGAAGGTAGCTAATGAATTTAAGTCTATTGCAGGTTGGTCAAAAACAAGACAAAATATGTTTTTTAATAGCCCTGCCTTTGATAATGAAAACGCATGGGACAACACTTTTGGAATGCATTTTGTAACAATGATGTCTCCACAACAATTTTTAGACTTAGCTACTCCAATATCAACCAAAGAGTTAGATGCAAAAATTGATAGAAGCTTTAATACAGAAAAAGGTAAATCTGGATTAAAAGACAAATTATTAAAATGGGACTCAGAATTGTCTAGAAAAAGCGCTGCAGCCGGGCTTGGCTCACAACCTTTTTTATCAATACGAGATTCAAAAATAGTAGGCCATGAAGGAAGACATAGAGCAAGAGCTTTACAAAGACTAGGCATAAAACAATTTCCTGTTGTGCTAACAGCAAAAGGAAGTATTTTTGATACTAATAACATTGACCTTTCTTTTGACTCTTTAGAGGTTACTCCTGAAGTTGGTGTTGGTAAAACAACTATTGGAAGAATGGTAGGCATAAGTAAAAACAACAGACCTGAACTTGAAGCTATGGTATCTCCAAGTGTTAACCCTGACATGTCACAAGACATTCAGTTCTCAGTTCCTGACGGCTATGAATCAACGGGAATATTTGCACCGCCAAGTAGTGCAACATCTAAGAATTTATTTGAAAAGTTTGTAGATACATTTGAGTCCTTTAAAAATAACCCCACAGGGTCTTTAGGAGACATATATGTTAAAGGCAGAATTACCCTAGCAAGTAGCATTAGTGGAGTAGAAGAAAAACTAGGGGAGTCTTGGCAACAAGCGATCCAACAAGCCAATAACGAAAAAGTTCGTGCTGACGTAGTGCTAAACCAAGCATTAGCCAGTAATGTTATGGCAACTGAAGCGGCAGAACGAGGAAGAGTAGACATTTTACCTAACGGGTTAGGCAAAGTAATAGATGATGAAAACAATATTAACCGCCTTCTTGAAATACGAAACGAGATAGCTTCTAGTTCTTCCCCTGAAGTTGCAAGGCACGTAGTGCAGGCATACCTTATTGCCCGTCGGTATGAGCTCGAATTAAAGTTAATAGAAGACAAAAAACGTACTTCCGTTAACCTTAGAGAGCGGTTGTCTAAATTAAAAAAAGAAGCTAAATCGCAAAAAGGTGGGGACTTAAAAGAAACAGAAAAAATAATTAGACGCTACGAGAAAGCGTTAGCTAGAGCAATAAATTATGTAGAGACTCGATACGTGTCTCCGGACCAGGAAGCTGCTATTGCTCCCGCATTAGCCGAAGTAAATCGTCACCCTCAACTTAAAGAGCTAGATTCAGTCCTTGAAGGCGTCAACATAAATAGAATTAACATGATGGAAAAGTCTGGAATATATAGCAAAGACCAGGCTGATGAATACCGGGCAATGGGAGCAGCTTATGTCCCTCTCTTCAGAGACATGAATGATTTAGAAGCCATGCATGGAACTGCGGCCAAACAATTCTTTAATGGGTTTGCCGATGTAGGTAAAGAATATGGGTTCTCCGGCTCAGATAAAGTTGTAGACGATGTAGTAGGCAACTTATTAAGACAAAACTTTTTTGCCGTCAATGCGGCATTGCGTAATAATGCTAACCGAGTAACTGCCGAAGCTTTAGGAAGACGAGACAAAGAAGGTGAGGGCGAAGTAATTTACTATGAAAGAATACCTGAAGGCAACGAAGGTTACACGTCAGTCCCTGTCTTTATAGATGGCGAAAGATTCTTTGTAGATTACGGAGATCCAGACATAGCCATTGCGATACAGGGTGCGCTACCTGTGTATACAGGGATGATCGAAGCGTTTGGTAAAGCCGCAAAATATTTTAGGTTAGGTATTACCGCTAACCCCGTGTTCCAGGCGTATCAAGTTGGCAATGACGCAATAGGTGCCGCATTATACTCTGGAGTAAGAGAGCCTTTTGCTTTAAGTAAACGGATTGTTGAAGGGTTTGCAAAAGATTTAGCAGGAGATACCGCCGCCATTGACAGACAGATGAGAGAGTTAGGTATTGCTGGAGGGTTTGGTAATACCGCAGCAGAAATTCAACTTTCTGCCTCTCGCAAATTAGGAGTAGAAAACTCTACTAAAGTACAAAACCTTTTAGAAAAAGCCGATTCCTTTGCGTCTAAATCTGACCTTGCTCAGCGCCGAGGAATATTTGAACAAACCTTAATAGAAACTGGAGGAACTGTGCAGGCTGATGGATCTATTATAGGCGGCAATGAAGTACTAGCTATGAACCGAGCCCTAAATATTATTAACTGGCAAAAACGTGGAGCCTCCTCTGGAGTTCGCATACTTTCTCATACAGTTCCTTTCCTCAACGCGTACCTACAGGGTATGGATGTACTAATTAACGCCTTCCGAGGTAAAGGATTGTCTGGCGAACAAGCAGCTATGGCAAGACAGTTATTGTTTAGAAACTTGCTTAATTTGTCTATCCTCAATATGTTGTACTCTTTAATAGTGTCAGGTAGTGACGAGTACGAAGAACAAGATGACAGAATTAAATTTAGGAACTACATTATCCCTGGCACGGGATTTAAAATGCCCGTCCGAGCAGAGCTATCCCTTATCACTAAATTTATCCCTGAGCAAACCGCATTAGCAATTCAACAATACGGAAAAGAAGGCGCAGTAGATATGCAAAAAATAAGTGACGCTACAAAAATAGCCATAAGCGATGCTGCATTCAGCCCTAATTTATTCCCTCAGTTAATTAGAGGTGGTATTGAAGCAACAACCAATTATAATTTTTATACTGATAGGCCATTAGTAGGAACTGGGCTATCCCGACTAGCTACGGAAGAACAATACACCGAAGGCACATCAGAGTTTTCAAAATTCATAGCTCCTTTGATGGGTGTCTCCCCAATTAAAGCTGACCACGTACTAAAAGCTTACACAGGAACGGCAGGGGCTACGGTACTATTTACTATTGATCGGGTAGTTAATACTTTTGCAGACGACAAACGCGCTGCCGCTACATTAAAAGACTTTCCGCCGCTGGCTCCTCTTATTCAAACGCCACAAGGTCGAGACGCGATAAATGATTTTTATGACTTAAAAGAACAGTCCGACGAGGTAGCCGCAACACTTAACCGACTAATTAAATTTAGACCTGAAAAAGTTAATGAGTATAGAAAAGACAATCAGAAAATGATTGCCACTAGAAAAAGATTAAATTCTCTCAACAAATCCATAGAATCACTTCGTGATACCCGCAAGCAAATACTTAGTTCTAATATAAGTGCCGACGCAAAAAGAGCTCGCATAGTTCAGCTGGACAAACAAACAAATAATGTAGCCCGGAATATTACTAAACTTCGACTGGCTTCCGGACTATAGTACTCTCCAACACCTTACTCCCATGCACCCTTCTTTAATCGAAGGGTATACCTTTACCTTTACTTTTGCCCGTTTAGCTCCAGATTCAATCGCATAAATAGCTTGAGAGCTTTTCATAGTAGGAATAAAAAAACTTTCCCCTGCTCCCATAGCTTCAAAAGGGTATACCCATTCAGGTTCATTGTTTAGCTTCATCAATTTTCTCTATGATGTCTTGGAATTTATCTAAGCTAAAGGCGTAAGCCATTACCGTTACGCTACCGTTCGCGTCTTTCCATCCGGTACCCATACGCTTCTTAGACTCTTTTACCTTAATGCCTGCTTTCTCCATATGAAACGTAAACTCTCTAGTACTTACCATATTCTCGGATAAATATTTACGGAAGTCAGGACGGGACAAATAGATAAGATTGTTGTCCATCTCCGCTCTAATAACTAATGGCCCTCTAGGTTCCTGTACTACTCTGTTATCTTTAAACGATAGTATATTCTGCAGGTTAACGTTAATAAACTCTCCAACTAATGACTCGTAGTTAACCTCGTTTACTTTTACTACATTGTCCCTTATAGAAATCATCTCGCCCACAATTTTTTCATACATCCGGTCTAAATCATAGTCTACTATGTGGGCTTTAACCGCAATCTCTCCGGCAGTTAGTGTAGAGGAAACTAAGTTTTCATAAAAACGATATGAAGTATCTTCTCCAAAATCTTTTCTAAATCTTGTAACCCACGCCTCCATCATTTTTAAAACCTCGCTATCGGAGTATTTATATAAGTTAAATACAAAGTCTCTGCCTGCCCACCCATAATTAAATCTAAACTTATCAAATATCTCGCGCCCCATAGTAGCGTCGTCTTTAAATATTTGAGGCTTCCTAATAGAGAATTCAATCAACCGAGCTACTTCCCCATTAGGGTCTTTTTTAAGTATAGTAAGTTTGTCGTATAGCGAATGGTTAGAAGTAAAGACCGCTACCATACTTGCAGACATCTCATGGTCTCGTTCGGCGTTAATCGAGGCTTGCATTCTAATCTTAGACTTGCCTTGTGAAATCTTGTGAATAAGCTGTGATAAATCTTTAGGTTGGATGTTACCTACCTCATCAAGTCCAAACGGAATATTATGTAGACCTAGATACCTTCCTGTCATGCCGTTACCTGTTGCTTCTAAGACTGATAAGTCTTTAGGGTTCCCCCACACAGACAAACACCCGTACAAAGCTCCAGTTTTAGCCGCTCCTGACTCCCCTGTTAAACAAACAGTAACCCCTGAAGTTGAAGTGTAATCCATGAGTATAGAGCCAAACCCCGTTAATAATGTAAACGCGTGGAGTTCTAGTGTGCGTTGGTTGAGACGATTAGCTGCCTGTTTCCAAACTTGATAGTCCCCGCTAGGTTTTAAATGTTTTGCTATGCCTCGACATAAAGGCGAAGTTGGTGAAGATATTTCATCGCCTTTCCGGGTTAACTCAGACTCCCCTACTACAAAAGATTCTCTTTCTGGAGTCCACCCCATTTGCATACGCATGATCTCGGCGGAATGTTTAGATGTCAAATAGTGTCCCCACTTAATTATATAGTTCATAAGATACTGTGCTCCTCTCGTGTCAGAATTAAATAAAACACCCTGGCTTGCGATAATTTCTTTGAGTCTTTCTACCGCGTACACATTTCGCATAGGCAATAAAAATTCTCTTTCAGGGTCATTAGGTAGTACGGCTTTCATTAATAAGCAGTCTCCGTCTGTAGGACTGTATATCCTCTTTAGTGGAAACAAATCATATAGAGTGACCAGGATAGGTTCTCCATGTATAGCATTACCATCCTCATCGTATTTATCTGGCGGCATACAATAAATCCCTCCTGCCTTGCCATATACGTATGGGTACAGCTCTTGAGGTAGCGAAGTAAGACCTCGACTCTGACTTTCTGTCGCCACACCAGTTTTTTCCACCGCTTCTGCAGATGATAAAGGGACTTCTATGTGTAGCTCTAACTGAGCAGGTGTTTCCGCTGCCTTAAATACTTTTCCTAAAGCTAGAGGGTTAGTAATTTTTCCTCTATGTGCACAGCCCTTACATCCTTCGGGATTCACGCTACTAAATGTGTCACAAGAATGAGGCATGCCTTGCGTTTGATTGGCTTTAACCGCAGTGTCCTGAGCATTGTAGTTTGGGTAGTCCTGCGAGATAGTGTGGATTGCTGTTTCCCTGTCTTCACAATGTTGTGCTATAGACAGACCAGAATACCAAAGAGGTTCAGGAAGAGTTGCGACGTTCTCTACTATAAATTTAATCTGTTGACAGCCTTGCCCGTTTTTTGATACCTCTACTATCTTGTCAAAACGAGATTCAAAATTGTCTAGCTTTAGCATCTTACGTTGGTCTTCACTAAGGCCTTTAGGGATAGCCTGTAAAATAGATTCAATTGAAGGCTCGAGTACCCCTAAAAAATTTTTAAACTCATCAAACACGTACTCAGGAAATTTTTCATCAATTAGCTTTGTTGGTGAAGGAGGGGTAGTCTTTTGATTAAAGGTATCAGGGCACCTAAGTATGCGAGCAAGGTCAGCCGTAACTACTGGGTCAATACGTAGTCCTCGATCTATACAAAGATTTTTAAACTTTTCCGCATAAGGCTTCCATTCAGAAGCTTCAATGTCTCGGTCAAATAACCAGTAAGCGTGAATACCTGTACCAGAATCAAGTTTGACCGGAGGAGGCAAATCGGAATGCTGCACGAACTCCTCAAGTGCTTCTAAGGCAGCCTCTTTAGATTCATATCCTTTCCCCTTGCCAACATCTAAATCTACAAAAAACGACTTGATGTATTTAGCGTCGTCAGCCTTGCGGCTATACCCGGAAAAAGAACTTAGCGCAACAAAAACATTTTGGTTCTTTTTTATAAACCCGTTGACAACCGATTCAATTTCGTCAATTGATTCAACAAATTTATGCCGGGGTATTTTGTTCACCGGATCAATCGAGGCTACACAATACACACCTGACGAAGGAAGTGCTTTTCTATAAAATTCAGTTATCATATTTGCATTAGCTTTCTATTTTAATAGTCGACAGTTGTACCCCCCAAAAACATGGGTACTCTCAATACCGAGGGGAGCACCCTCCATTATACTACTGTATTAAATATTGTCTGCTATATTGTTATAAATAAATTCTTTCGCTTGTACTACAGTTTGAGCGGGTAAAGTATGAAGCTCTAAATGTTTTTCTATAATGTCTATGGCCCGTTCAATTTTACTAATGTTTTTGCCTCGGAGGGGGTTGCCCTTAAACCAATTGTAGACCGACATTCGAGACACATGAAGTGCCTTAGCAATCATGCTAGGAGGCAGGTTAGCTTGAATACACAACTTGCCAAACTGCACCCCTAATCGCTTATCATTAAACTCACTAGCCGCCCTCAAATACTTTTCTGTATATAATGCCATAATATCCTTCCTAGTCTTTTACCGACCATTTTTTAACGATGTCATTAACATCCGTAGGTTTTTCGATTGGCGCTTTAGCCGCTTCTTTTATTTTAGGCTGGTCTTCACTTACGTCTGGCGATGTTTCTGCCACAATTGGCGAAGATACCCCAGGTAAAATTTCCTGTGTGGGTGTGGCAGCTGTAGGTTGTGCAGGGGCAGCTACATCCTCTGCGGGTTTATATACCGATAGCTTGGTTGCTTGCTCCGCTACTGAGCTCTTAGCTTGCTTATCAATAATTGGTACATCATCTGGCGGGACGGCTCCAACAGGAGAGAACAATAATTTAGGCGTGGCCGCTTTGCTATCAAATTGTATTTTAGTTATAACGCGGCTCGCACTTACATTGTTGTTTGCAAGCATTTGAACGTATGGTCTGAACCCCCACTTGCCGCTGTCTTCTTTTTGCCAACATGATGTCGAAGGTAAAGTGACTTGTAGTACGTCCCCACTAGGATCATTGGGTAGCACAACAGCTACGCGCCATGATAAACGGCATGAAGACCCGTTACCCGCCGCAGAATTTCTGACACTATACGTACATTGGTCACACGATTTTGCTTGTGGAGTCTCTACATCAGCGTCTGGAACCCTTGAATCAGTCGACCAACAAGTCGGGCTTACTGAGACCCCTTCTTGATATTGCTGCGCGTAAAACATTCTATTCGCCGTATGAGCCATCTTAACTATAATAACGTTCATGTGGCGGTCTTCAATTGTGCCTACTTCTTTACCTCCCGCATACTTTCTAAAGACTCCTCCCTTAATTGATATGCGTTTAGAGCCGGTGTTAATTCCTCCTGCAACGGCTAAAGTATCCGCGTCTAATCCTGTCTGTGCAAGACCCGGATTGTTTTGGATAATATTTGCTAATTCACTACTCATGTAATTCTCCTTAAGTTTTAGATGGTTTTTTAACTACAATACTGTATTCTCTGATAGAGCTAATTCCCGGGGGTAGTCCGTCGGCTCCGTGGGTAATTAAATACTCTTTCAGGTTTCCGCTGTGAAGCCTTTGCTGTAGAAGTTCAATCAAGTCTTTCTCCATAATAAACTCTTTGAGTCCGTCCCAATCTCCACAAACAAAATTTTCTCTGAGGGTTTTAATAATAGTTCCACTTCCTGTTCTAATACTATCGGCATTAATATTATTGCACTCAGCCAAAAGAACTTCGTCAAGTTTAGCAATCTCAGCTTTTAATTCTGAATCTGCCAGGTCATAATCCCTCTTCAGGTTTTCTCTTTGCGCCCGTATTGCAAGATAGGCTTTAACATAATCGTCTAACTTTATTGTTTCCCCTATTGCGTCAGTCATTTCTTTCCTCCCTTCATAAATTTACTAAGAACTTCCTCTACATCTATCTTCTGTAAATCTTTTGCTAAGATAGATTTTTCTGCCTCCGAATGAGCTTTCAATAACGTAAGGCAAAACTCGGTAACATCTAAATCGTAATGAGAACAAAGTATCAAATTAAGTACTATGATTAGATGTCCCACCTCATATCTACCCAACTCTATTTCTTCCGCGGTAGATACAATATGTTCCACTATTTCCTCTACTGTTTCTCTAGGGTATTTACTCATATGCCCATCTCTTCCCTATATAAATCAACAAGTTTTGTGTGCAGATCTACTTTACCCTGTAACATTTTATACATCCTTCTTTCCACATCAGACCCTTGTAAATGAACTATTGTCATTTTGTTCTTTTGCCCTACTCTATCTACGCGGGCGATACATTGTAAATAAGTCTCAACACTCATTACAGGGGACCAAAAAACCACCGTGTTTGCTGCGGTCAAAGTTACTCCATGCGAAGCAGCTTGGGGCTGAATAACTAATACGCGAGGGTCTTCAAACACCTGAAATTGGTTAATAATTCTAGCTCTTTCCGTAGCAGATACTTGGCCATTAATAATTTCTGCGGTAATTCCTTGGTCCACTAAGTGCCTTGAAACAACTTCTATCGTGTGTCGATAGGGAACGAAGATAATAATTTTGTGTTCCGTTTCGTCTATAACTTCGTTTAACGCCGCCAAACGGGGCTTAATATCAAATTCAATAACCTCTTTAGTGTCGGTATAGACCGCTCCCCCTGATATTTGGAGTAACTTATTTAAGTTAGCTGCCGCATGAACTGCACTTACGGTTTCGCCTGAAGCTTCAAAAAGCATTTGTTTTTTTAATTGGGTGTAGTATTTCATAACCTGCGGAGTCAACGGAACTTCCCTCGTTTGATACATTAATTCAGGAAGATCTAAGCAATCGTTTTTTGCGAACCGAATAGCGGGCTGTAAGGCTTTAAATACAGAATCTTTCGCGTTATCTTTTGGAACCCACTTAAACCGAGTAAGCTGCTGCATAACCTTGTCTCTCCAAGCTGCTGAAAATTTAGGTACGTTGTGTGGGCATACTAATTTAGCAAGCCCGTAAGCGTCCACTGGCGATTGAGCTGCAGGAGTACCCGTCATTAACCACAATCGAGTTTCCGGCTTTATTAGTTTTGCAATGGTTTTCCACCTAGCTGTGCTAGGAGATTTATACGCGTTAGCCTCGTCAATAATAATTAAATCAAACTTATTTTTGCTGATCGTTTCTCTAACGATTCCTACGCCGTCATAATTTATAATAACAAAATCATATTCTTCGTTGATAATTTTTTCTCTCTTGCTCGCTGTTCCATGAGCAATCCCAACTGTTCTGTGCATAGCCGTATTAAATATATCCCCTTGCCACGCAGAAAACATAATTGATAGTGGGCAGATAATAAGGACCCGGCGAATTTCTTTTTGGTTCATTAGGTAATCGGCTGCCCACACGGCTGAGGATGTTTTGCCTGTGCCTGCCTCGTTAAAACAGAAAGCTCGGCGATTAATGCTTAAGAATTCAGATGTTGTTTTTTGATGTGCGAACGGGGTATACATGCCCGGCCATTCGTAGTCACGAGCCATTGGAGAAGGAAGAGCGTTTTTAAAAGATATTAATTGGTTTAGCCGAGTCATTTCCTCAAGACCCCAATAAATTAATACCTCAAACAGCTCGCCTTTTTTACCCAAAACTTCAAACTTTTTAATATTTGATTTTATATGGGGGACCATATACTCAGGGACAGTGAATTTAACTGCGGTGTTTTCTATAATTTCCATGCAATCCTTAACTAATAAGTCAAACGCGACTTGTGCTTATAATAAACTAAAATTTTAAACTGATTACTACTTCGTGTCAACCACTATTATACATTGTTATTTGCTACTCTTTTACACCACCAAATAAATTCCCCTGCGCGAATCCTATCGTCCGCGGGGTTTGTGAAACTGGCAAGTGTCAACAGAACACCACCCACAAAGAGGCGTTGGATTAGGCCTCCACACATCTGTTTCATAAGAGGTTTCAAGTTTAGTTAGAGGAGATAAAAACTGTTTCCATGAGCTCTCCATGTCCTCACGTTTATATTCGGCTGTAATAAAACTGTTTTTCATGACAAAAAGAAGCCCCGCTTTTATTTTATTCAGTTGTGGAAAATGAACAAACGCCATCAACGCCATAAGGCGTAATTGTTTAGTGTCAGGATATTTATTACTACCTGTTTTATAATCTACAATAAATCCGTGTTCCCCATCGACAATAAGTAAATCCGCTATGCCTCGTACCCACCGTTTTGGGTCATGAAAGTCACACCGTTGTTTGTCTTTCGTCAAGGCCATCTCAACCTCACAATGCTTTTCTCCTGGAATAGCAATCAATGTATCTGCCATTTCTTTAAACCTTAAGTAGTTTTTAGCTAACGGCTTGTTATCTCTTACATATTCTTCCAACGCCGAATGAACTTCTTTCCCGTATATCATCGCTTCAGATTCTTTTACAGTATAATTTTTTAATACCCTTATTTCTTGGTACTGTTTCGGGCAATTCTGGTACTGTTTGAGTGATGAGTAACTCCACGTAAAGTCTGCCATTATCTAATTATCTCCACTTCCGATTGGGTTTCTATCCAAACATGTGCGCCACATGATAGTGGTTTGTCTGGGCTGTACACTACTTTAGAGTCGCCTTTTATATTGACCTCATGTGCATAGGTGTTGCTCTTGTACGTCTTAACAGTCAATACAGATTCTTCTATCTTGTTCTTTCTGTTTGACTTTATAACATGTTGGTTAACATGAATAAGGGTTTTCAACGGCCCTGTCCTCTGTATTTTTTATAGTCAGTCTTCTGGTTCTTATTCATTGAGCTAGTCTTAACTACCCTACCACCTTGGCTAGTTCGTTTGTGTACGGGTTCCATACGTGTTTCTGTTTGTTTAATCTTTGCCATCGCAATCCCTTTTTATTTTACATGCGTCAAGTATATAGTTGTGTTTAAAGTCTTCTGGTAAATTTATGTATTCTTTGAGAAGGCATCGTGTTTCTTTTGGTCCTTTGGGCATGTGGTTCTCTACGTATTCATGGGCTTCAACGCACGATTTAAATGTGCCGACGTAATGTTCTTTAAGGCAACAACTATTATTACCCACCTCATTACCTAAAGCTACCATCAATACAAACTCGGCCATCACCCTGACACCTCTTTACCACATGATTCACATAGTACCGAG